AATTTAAAGAAGCTGCACCACTCCACAAGTTTGTCTTCGTAATTTTGGATGATTTGGTAGTCCAAGCAGATGTAGTCAACGCCATCCACACGGAAGCATTCGTATTGCTGAAACGGAGAAAATATCTGCTTCATAGATTGTCCTCTATTATGCGCTGCAATCGTTCTATCTCCATTACCATCTCCTCGTTATTGATTCGGAGTTGAGCGTTGGCGAGCATTACCTCGTTGAGCTTGCGGTTAGCAAACAATCGGTAGTCAATAAACTGCTGCAAGAGCTGGTCTGCGTTGTGGCAGTTCATAACGTGGTCAAGGAGTTCATCCTGTATCTCACGCCCTTTGGACTTGTCTGCTGCTTGATGGGCAAGCCAGATAGCCGTACCCGAAAGCATCAGTTGCTTCTCCCTAATGTACAGGTCGTGGAGTTCTTCAGAAGGGTACATCATCGGGATTGATTAGTTCAACAGGCTCATCTCTCTTTTGCGTAAGCAAATTACGCCCATTTATCTTAAATCCTACGTTACCAATCATTGACTGAAGAACAAGAGGTGTATCAAGCGGAGTTACACGGCCTCCCGTTTCCATCTCTTTGACCTTACGCACGTGGATGTGGGTGTATACCCAATCCGTTTCGTGCTGCGAGTATCGGTGGATGATGACTACCGCATCGGCACGGTTACCCCACTTACCTCCTCCTTCAATATCCGAAGTCATCGGTGGCATTGGCATACCCTCGTATGGGTGTCCTTTGTAGTGAGTCCTACGCATAGCCTCCGTAACTGGGTGTGTGTTTACAATGGTGGTCACGTTGTTCTTGTGGGCGTATACCCGAATGGCGGATGCTACCTCGTAGTGGTATTCGTGCATCCCTGTCTTTCCAAGCTTCTTTTGGTCGGTGGTCAGCGAGTTGTACGGGTCAATCAATGCACCTGTGTAGTCCCATTCGTTCTTGATGGACTCCATCACCTCAATGAGGTCAAAGGCGTTGAATAGCCTGTTGCCATCAATAAACTGAAAGTACTCGTTTATCCAGTCTAGCTTGCGGTGCATCGTGAGTTCATCAATTCCCTGAATTGGCTTGCACACCATAAACTCAATGAGCTTACGTTTGAGGGATGCGACCTCGTTCTCTGCCGAGTAGATGAGCCACTTCTTACCCATATTATAGGACTGAAGAAGCATCAGGTACATCAAGGTGTGGGTCTTGCCCACGTTGGCGTGGCCTGTGACTACGATGAACTCGCCATCTTTAAAGCGAACGTACTCATCAAGTTCGTAGACACCGAGCTTGCCCGTGTCAAAGTATTTACCCTTCAACGCCCTTTGAAGGTAGGGAAGCGAGGCTTCGTTTGGTAGTAAGTCTGGATGTTTCATATTCTGATTGGTGTTGCTAATATACAAACATTACTGAAATAAAAAAGCCTCCCGAAGGAGGCTCTTACGCAACGCCCGAAGAAACCAATCAGAACGGGCTTTCGTTGCGTGAAGCAAAATGCTCTTGGTGAGTGGCGGTAGATTGGTTACCGTTCATCCACTCATTGAATGTTGCTGCGTTAGCCAAGATGGTATTCACATCGTGACCTGCGGCACAAGCGTACTCCACCGCAGCCTTCAAAGCTACTTGGCGGATAATGGAGGCGGAGCGGTCATCACCTGCCGTTCTTAATGCGGTGGCAAAGCTGCCTCCTGAACCTCCACTAAATCCACCAGTAAATGGTTTATTGATTTTGATAGTACCCTTTTCGTTCTTGGTGTAATCCACCTCATCGCCTACGGCATAAGAGGGGGTTGGTGATTTGGCGAATGCCGTTCCGAAGTCTCCGTTATCAAAGCGGAGTTCCAACTTAAACAGGTCTTGCCATTGCCCTTTCGGGGTGATGCTTACGATTTTAGCCATTGTTAGATTGGTTTTAAATGAATAGAATTGCTTGCTGCTCCAATACTTCAACCTTTGCTTGTAGCTCGGTTACCTTTTCTTGGAGTGCTTTGATTTGCGCCTGCTGCACTTGCAGGGCTTGGGTGTAGGTTTCTTGAGAGAGTGAGAGAGTCATTGTGATTGGTTTTTGTTTGAGCAAATATACTCAAGATTCTGAATCTACCACCCAACCCTCAAAAATAATTTCAGCGGTGTCCTTTGGGATGGCATCGGAATGGGTCATCTTGATTCGGTTCACGTACTTGGGTGAGTCATCCTTTATCCCTCCCCATTGCTTGAATGCATCCAGAGCGAACTTGATAGCCATCACGCTATTGTCCAAGTCGTATCGGTAGTTTACCTTACACTTGATTTGCACGTTATTCAGCTCGTACTTGTCGTACTCTTGCAGTTGTTGCAACACTTCACCACAATGCTTCTCTTTAGCCTTTGCACGGACTGTCCAATGCTTGGATGCGTAGAAGGCGTTTAGGCTTGGTACTTTGCCTACGGTGACCTTGTAGGATGTTAGTCTGCCTGCTGGTAACCGCATTGGATGGCGAAGTGGTGGTCAAGCTTTGCTACCTCTGCGAGTAGCTCTTGCTCTTTGTATTTCGCCTGTTGGCGTTCAGCATACGAGTTGCCGCAGTTGGCGAACAGAGAAGCACACTCCTCAAGGATGAAGTCAATCTTTCTGCGTTTGGCTGGATTAGTATAGTACTGCATACTCAACTGATTTGACTTCGCTTGTTGCGCTAACTCTTGATTGCTCATCTTGTGCTGATAGGTGGATTTGGCGTTCTAATTCAAACTCAAGATGGGCGATGGCCTTCTTGATGTCTTGGGTGATGGGGTTGTTAGGCTTCTTGCCTGCCCTCATCAGGTAGGTGAGTGCAGTCCCCAGATTGTAGTTGTCTGGTTGGAAGTCCTGCACCACATCCTTCGCCTCTATCTGCTTCAGCTTGCCGATGTAATACGTTGGTGTCTTGCTCATTGTCTGATGGTTTACCCAAAGGTAAGTCATCCCAGTACAAGAAAATATAGTCGTTCACTGTTTATGGAAAATAATTTTGCAAAGAGCTGATTAAGTGGAAAATAATTCACACCAAGCAAGAGCTATGTATAGTTATTGGAAAAAATTTAACACAGGCACTTGCGTATGTCAAGATTATTTTGTTTTTTATACAAGTCACTTACTTGACTTACTAACTTAATATCAACCTTCAGGTTGATACTTGAGTTCTTATTAAGTATCTTTAGGTTTATGAAGTTAGAATTAAAATCAGGTTATCTTGAGAAGGTAGATAAAGAAAAGATGTTTCTTGCTTATCTCAAGTTCAAGTTCAATCAACTCTTGAATCAAAAGAAAACAAAGTTTGGTTCATCGTTGTCAGTTCACGATTTGACATTCCCAAGTCATTGTCCTGTTCTTGGTATTGAGCTTGACTACTTCAACGAGGTAATGGCTGATAACTCTCCATCGCTTGACAGAGTTGACCCAAAAGGCGGCTATGTTGCAGGTAATGTTTTGATTATCTCAATGAAAGCCAATAGGATAAAACAAAACGGAACTCTTGAGGACATTCTAAAAATCGCTGATTATATCAAAAAACACAATAATCTTTGATTTAAGCGACTTTTATACGCTAAAACATACAACCATACCACTTTGGGTAGAAAGTGCATTAGAACGCATATAAATGCCCTCTACGGGCTTATTCGGTCAACTTGTCCACCCACCTCTTGAATAGGTAGATGATGAGCAGAGCAACCAACGAACCGAATACCAACTGGTCAAAGTTCCACCCCTTGCGCTTTGGTTCAAGAGTAGTGATTACCTTCGTTTGAGCAACGAGGACAGTATCGGCCTCACAAACGCCCTCGACCACTACCTTTCGGTCTATGTACTTGAGCTGAAGGCGTACCTTGTCTTGGTAGATGGTCGTGTCCTTTAGCACCTCCAGCGTGTCCAGAAGGTACTTTGTTTCGGTTACAATCACCGTGTCCTTGACAATCACACTCTGAAGGATAGGTTGAGCAGTACGGCATCCGCTAACTGCCGCAAGAAGTACACTCGTCAGGATTGTCAATGTTGCAAGTCGGTTGTGGCGCATTTTCTAAATCGTTGATGAAGTCCTCTAAAGAAGCCAATGTAGTTTTGTTTTGACGTTAAACGAAGGGCAGGCTTTGTTTGCGTACTCGTTGTGTCCGTGAAGGGACAGCTCTCCGTATTCTGCTCGCAATGCCTGTATCAAATTAACTAACGCTACCTCTTGCGATTCGTTCAAGGTGTCCTTTGCTTTGCCATTCTTATCAACGCCACCAACATATACCACGCCAATAGAGTCCTCGTTGTGTCCGCTTGTATGCGCACCAACCTTCTCAACAGGTCGGCCTTCGTGTACCGAGCCGTCAAGGTAGATGACGTAGTGGTAGCCGATGTCCTTCCATCCACGCTCCAAGTGCCACTTGCGGATTGTTGCTACGTCAAAGTGCTTGCCTTCTGGGGTAGCCGTACAATGGAGGATTATGCGCTTCAGGGTTCTCATTGGTTTTGATTTTGTTAAAATCTTGCTCGTTATTGGTTTTGATAAACCTACTTAACAATCTTAAGTAAAATTGTTAAACCAACTTAACGACCTTGCCCTCCGTAGGGCTTCTTGTAGTTCTTGCTCCGCTTGTTGCTGCTTGCACTCTTTGAATGCTTGCCTCGCTTCTTGCTCTTGCTGATGAACTTACTTACCGCCTGTTGCTTTGCCATCGTTAGGGTCTTTTAAAAACATAAGTGCAAACGCTCCCATCAGGAATGCCGATACCTCCGTAAGAGTAGCTCGCTGGTAGAACACCAGAACAAAACATAGCCCAATAATAAGAAGTCCCAAGATGGTGGTCTTGGGATTCTTAAAGAGTCGCTCAATTAGCACGATTCTTCTCCTTTAGCCAATCCCTGCGCCACTTCCACAAGGTGTAGGCAAGAGAGGCAACCAGAACTAAAAGACCAAGTGCCTGATGAACGTAGCCAACCAACAGGCCTGCGCCTGTCAAAGACCAAGACGTGATTACTGAATCTGCGGATTCCTTTGTCATCGTTATTCAGTTACAGGCGGAACAGGAGGTTGGCAGTATGCTGCTTCGGGGTTAGCCTTGCAGTATTCCTCTGCGTAGGCTTGCTCCCATCCTGCGATGATATGCACACCACAAGGAGCAGGCCATACAACATACGAAGCAAAAGAGGTAGCAAGAGGCTCACCAGTCCACAGGATATCTACTGCGTACTTCGGTGAGGTCTTCAAGCAAACTTGGTTGCCTTCGGCATCGGTTCCCCATTCGGTGCAGAGGTAGCCCAACTCAACTACTGCCGTAACCAGCTCGGAGTTCCAAGTGGTGTAGGTTTCACCTTCGGGGTCAGTACCCGTTGTTTCAATCTTGGCTTTAGCCGTAGCCCATTGGCTGGGCGTGAACTCGTATTTTAGGAATTTCATAGCGTGGTCAATTCTGCCAGTTGGGCGTTAGTTAAGCGGGTCTTGAAAAGTAGGGCTTGGTTAATTCCGTTCATTGTAGAATATCCAGAGCTATGCCATGAGCCAACATTTAAATCAGCCATTGCGCCAACAGTTCCGCTAATATCGGTGCCAATTTGTACTCCGTTTAAATAAACTACAAAGTCGTTTTGTTTGTATGCAAACGCAATTTTTTTAATTCCTACAGCTCCAATACTTCCAGATATTGAAGCTTGTGGTACTCCAGCCACTACAAGTTCACACAGCAAAGAACCAGCTCCGCTAATAAAAATGTATGCTTCATTATTTGAAGTTCGTATAACAATCGGAATAATTCCGTTTGAATCATACCTTCCGTCAAAATTAAACTCCGCAAACAAAGTACCCTCCGTCTGCCCGATAAGCGAGCTAATGCCCGCTTTAGAAGCAGCATCCGCAACCCTTGTAACGCTCGTTCCCAATGTGGGGATGTACGAGGTGGCGTAGGCTCCTGCTTCTACTTGCGCTCCGTAGAAGTCAAAGTTTCCAACAAGTACGGTTGCACCAAAGTAGATGTTTGGCGTTGGACCAGTTAAATTCCTCGTGATAGAGCAGCGATACCATCCATTAGGATAAGCCTCAATCTTTGACGTAAGTGTTGCGCCTGAAGATACGATTGTTCCGTTTTGAATGTTGAACGTAGTTTCGTAATCGGTACCATCAGTAAATCCTAAACGGCAGTTTGCTTGGTTTACGTACTTTGCAAAAACTGAAAACGTGTGAGTTCCAGTTGCTGAAACCCCAGTAAATATAACACCCGAGCTTGATGAGGTTAATCTTGCAGCATTAAGGTATCCTTCTGGACTTAACGTAGTGCTTGCAGACGTGGTTGAATTGAAGTTAAAATATCCACTTGAGAAATTTGAACTATAGGTCAAGAGGTTAGTCCGCTGCGGTTCAAGCAACAGGCGAGGGCAAGTACTATTCAAGTAGTCCAAACGGGGTAACCCACTAACAGGGCCAACGCTTACTGCTGCGCTGGTGGTGGCGATGTAGTCTGTTGCGATGTCGCCTACTTCTACTTGTGCGCCAAAGGCAATAAAAGTACCCGTTGACGCAGTTGACGCAAAACGAGCAGCCGCCAAAGAATCTACTGCTAAAATAATTATATCCGTGCCAATAATAGACGTAGCCGCCATTGAACAACGAAAAAACCCACCGCCAACCGATACAATGCTTGCGGTTGAATTTGTTGCAGAGGCGGTTCCATTTACAAGGTCAAAGTTTGCGCTTGGGGCGGGGTCTCCCCCTAAACAAATTTGTACGAATTGATGCGTTCCAGCCTTTAGGTAAACGCTTGTTGTTGTTGAACCACCATAAATAATGCTCTGCGTTATAAACTTTTGCGTAGTCGCACCCGTCAAAGTAATAGTGTCAGCAGTCAACGCACCATTTAAGGGATTTGCAGTTGTATTTGGTGTAACGCTTACCGAAGCAGTCGCCCAAGTCGTATTGAACGCCTCAGACTGCAAAACAACATTCGTGCGCACCTTCTCAATAAGGCCATTACTTGCAACACGGGTTGCACTTGAGGCACGGCTGAACGTAAGGTCACCCGACCCATCCAAAGGCTTCACCGAGTAGACCTTCTGGTCTTTATAACCGCTTGGAATCATTACCAAGCTGGCATCGTCAAAATAGCTCATCAGTTCAAAATAAATAGTTGGTCAATCAAGCATTCTTCTCCCTCCAATGTTGCTCCGTCATCGGTCATACGCTGGATGTAAGTGTCAAAAATATCGTAGTAGGTGTCCTCTCCTAAATCCTGCAATGCCCCTACCAAGCAATCGTAGCCTTCTACAACACCACCATCGGCAGTAACTCGGTCAACGAACTCATCAGCGATTTCGTTAACAGGAGCGAAGCACGGAGGTGCTGACTCGTTCTGAATGGACAAGGTCGTTTCATCGGTTTGTCCAAACCAAGACGAACAATATATAATACCCCAGCTGATTAGGTTCATTTCTTCTCTTTCTCCTTTAAATAACTTTGTAGCTTCAGTATATTGCCCTTCTTGGGTTCATATTGCTTCTTGCTACAAGACCCAGCTTGAAAAGTTTGCATCCGTATCGGGGAAGACATCGGCATTTGAGTTTTGATAGTATTCAGGGAATGTCGCTTGGTTGTAGCTCATATAGGTGATGAAGCGGTCAGTATAGTACTGAGCAATGTTGCGCTCCTTCTCCACCAAAAAGTCAACCTCGTTCTTTTCTACGCTTGTTGAATTCTCGCTTGTGTGCTTGTATACACCGCCATTGGCTATCGTGTACGCAGCAAAAGGCAAGTATTCGGTGGCGGCCCAGTGGATCAACATGGGCTGAAGGTAGTCGTTTACAAGCGACAAATAAGGGTCAGCAAGTGTACCTGCGATGATGTCATTGCTAATCTTATCGTACAGGCGAGTGCCTGTGTAGTTTTGTAAATGAATTTCTTGAGCGACTTTAATAAATTGCAAAAATTTATCACTGTCCACGTTGCCTCCTAAGGCAGTTTGGCGGACAAGGTCTTCTCGTTTTATCCAGAGGGCGGTCATATAAACGATATATTATATTTGTTTGTAGTCTTTCCGTTTGCCATCATTGAAACAAGTGCCTGACTTACTCCGAGCGCTTTAGCACAAGCACGAGTTGATTCAAACTCCTCATTGAGATAACTGCAAAATACACGCTTCTTTATTTTTTCAATAGCCCAAGTTGGATTTACACCTTTCATTCGGGCTTTGATTCGTTCAACTTCTTCGGGAGTATGTTTCTTTCCTGAAAATGATTGAACAGGACCAATTACATCAATTAGGTTTAATCCTGTTTTAATTGAATCGTAATAGTTAATGTAGAATTGTTCAATTCGGTTTCGCTCATACGGGACATCACTTAAAAACAATACCTCAATCGTATGTGCTTCAAATCCGTATTTCTTAATTGATGAGTAGAATTTGTTTATGATTTTTTTAGAATCACTTTTATGCTCAATCATTCGCCTATGTATATTGGATGCTTGCCCAATGTAGACCTTTCCACTTGGGCTTGTTACCTTATATACACCTGCTTCTCTCACTTATCGGGGGTTTACGAATCCATTGTTTGGCATATCCGTTGGGCGCATTGCTACGTCTTTAGGATTCTGCTCTAAATCTACTCCTGCTCTGCGAGCTTGGTTTACCGTTACCTCTGCATTAGGGTTACCTACATCAGGCGTTACTCCTTCGGCTTTTGCGAGGTACGTCTTACGCATCCAGAAGTGGTGGCATCTTGCTCCGCCCTTGTACAACCAGATAGAGTACGTGTCTGCTCCTGCTACACCGAATCCTGCGTTGACTGCTTGGCTTCCCATGCGCTCAATGTCCTCCTTGCGGTATACCTTGTTTGCTGCTACCATCTTCTTGCAGAACTCACGGCTATTGGCCTTCGTAGCGTTCGGAGCGTAAGCGTAGCGCACCTTGTATTGGCGGCCTTCTTCGGTTACGCCATCCTGCGAGCTTTTAGCGTTGGGGAATGCGCTGCCTGTTGATGCGAATGCGTACTTGCTCAACGCTTGCTCTGCCTCGTAGTCAACGGGTCGCTCATCTACAAGTTCCCACTCATCTTCGTTGATGACCTCGCCTACTTCTTCCAAAGCAGCAAAGACCTCATCAAAATGCTCATCGCTCGGCTCTTGGCTGGATAGCTTCACTCCCGTTTCTTCTTCACGGGTTTCAGCATCCATTGGCGTTTCAATGTCGCTCGTGAACTCAAGCGGCTGGAGCGTTTTGAAGTACAGGTTGAGGTTGATGTCGTTGTACGTGAGAATCTTCTCAAAGCCATCAAGCAGCGTTTCTTGGATAGGCTTAATCACGATGTTCTCAAACAGGATAGAAGCCGTTTTAAGCTCATCTGCGTTGTTACCCAGCCCTGTGCTATCCTTGATGCCCATAAGCATCGGAGAAGTGATGCGGTGAGCCACCATCAGCTTCTGCATTGCCTCGTTGGACAAGAACTGATATTGGTTATGGGCATCACTTAGTTGTACTGTCTCAAGTGTTGCTTTAGATTCAGCATTGTCGTTGAACGCCAAGATGAACTTTCCTGCGTTGCTCGTGCCGCTGAACTTGTTAGCAATCTGCATCTCAATAGCCCTACGCTCCTCCTCGCTCGGTACTCCGTTGTTGAAGTTGATGAGCATTGAAGGGTTGAGGCCGTTCTGAATGTTGTTGATGTGGAAGTTTGCAATCTCCTCTTCCAGCTCTGCGTACGGCAATCCTCCTTGATAGTCTACTGGTGAGTAGTAGTAGAATCCTGCTCGGTAGGGCTTGATGTAGAGAATCTCCAATCCTTCACGGCTTGTGCCGAACGCAGGGATGCGTACAGGCGTTTCTTTACGTGAAGCAACATCCGACCAACTCTTGGCGTAGTAGTACCCTTCAATCTCCCCATCCTCGTTACACTTCTCAGCACGCAAAGTCTCAATGGGGATATGCTCAATCTCTACGATGGTATTGTGGTCTTGCGAGTAGATTACCTGAATGGCGCATTGACCCATCATCTTGTAGTCAGCCACCAGCTTCTTTACGCAGTCCTTGCTAAACAAGCCCTTCATCGCTGCGTACTCACTCGGATTCTTTGCCGAGTTGGTAGCATCCAAGCCCTTGCCGTATACGAAGTCCACTACGCCATTGATTAGGGCGTTATTGGTTGGTGAACCGTTGTATCGGTCAATCAGGTACTGGAAGTAGTTATTGTCATCGCCATATTGCACCCAATCCTTACCCTGCACCTCGCTAATGTTTGGCGTGGTGTAAGAGGATAGGTTTACAACGTGGACTTTAGATGATGATGTAGTCATTGTCGTAGCTTGTTTCTTCCGTGTAGACATTTTGGTTTACCGTGAATTTGGCGTAGTCGGTTTGTGGCGTTACGAAGACCCTATCTCGGTAGATTAAATCGCCATCGTAAAATACCTTCAGTCCGTAGAATCGGTTGTTGACCAATGTAAAGGTAGAGGTCAGGTACATAAAGCCGTTAGCCTCCTCAATCGTAGGATTGATTGTAGCAGTCGTGTTGGTGCTTTCATCGGTCAAGAGTAGCGTAACACCATCAAGGTTGTTTAATGCGCTCTCAACGCATAATACGCCCTCAAGCGTACCATCATCAAGCAACACACGCTCAAAGTAAAAATCCAAATCCTCTTGAGAGAAAACAAACTCACGAGGGATGATGGTAATTGTTTGAGGCGAAGCCGATACTTGTAGAATATGCATCTCAAGTAAATAACCTCACGCAAACCTTTTGTATAAAAAAAGGGAGGCTTTCGCCCCCCTCTCTCCATCAAGAGCTCCACTCCGTTCAGTGGCGCAGTACAAATATACGTTAAGAATTGCTACCTACAACAATCGTGTCGTTAGCAGAAGCAAGTCCTGCAAACGGATTTGCAGTCGTAGCACCTGCGATGAAGTTAGCAGGCAGTTGCTCCTGAGCCTCCATTACAAGCGTGTAACCTGAAAGGTCACCCATAGCAGCACCCGTTACGATAGTACCGCCAGTTACCTCTGCTCCGTAGTTCTTACCCATCAAGAAGGCGTTGCCGTTGTAGTCCTGTACGATAACGTAAGGGCGACCGTAGGCCAAGAGCTTAAGCTCCTTGTTGTCCTCTTTGGTGAGTTTAGTCAAAGTCAGGTTCAACGTCTGCGTGAAGAAGGTAGTACCATTCTCACGGCTTGAGTTGAAGGTCTGCTCAAAAGATGAGTTTCCTTTTACCAAGTACTGGTAAGCAGAGAACGTACCGCTAATGTCGGTAACCTCATCGTTAGTTAAAGTGATAGTGCCCAAGTCACCGAAGTCTACAAAGTAAACGGCATAAATGCCACCTACTACGTCTTTACACGGTACTGCACGCCCTTTTGTTAAATCGCAAGCCATTGTTATTGTTTAGAATTAAAAAAGGGGGCGGGGCAGAACCCACACCCCCTCGTGGTTTAAACTATGTACTCGGATTAAGAGTAGAGAACTACGTCAGAACCGATACCGTATTGTACACCTGCGAAGAAGCGCAAGATAACACGGATGTTGTCAGAGCCGTCAAGGTCAGCCATATCAAGGACACGAACCTCGTTACGCTCGTTCAGCAGACCCGTACCGAAGAACAGGTTAGAAGACTGAGCAGCAACCATCTTGTTAGAAGGAAGGCCGTTAACCATAGATACACGGATTCCGTCAAAGTACAGAGGTTGGTCACCGTACCACATCGTGCCTTTGTTGTCAAGACCGTTAGCACCAAGACCTGAAGCACCAAAGCCACCAAGCGCACGTACGTAAGCCTTAGCTACGTTCTGCGGTACGTAGATGGTCAAGTCCTCCTTGCCGTAAAGGGCAGCAGGGATAGCATCAACAACCTTACCAAGCTCAGTGATTACGTTAGCAGCCGTTACAGTCGTAGCAGTTACGTCAACAACGTCAGAGTCAGCAGTCATCAAAGAAAGGAAGCCTGAGAACTCACCAGCTGAAGCAGCGTTACCGTTCCAGATGTTCTGCTCAATCTTCTGGGCAGTCTTAGCAGCAACGTGAGCAATCAAGAAGTCAGCGAAAGAAGCAGGGATGCTATCGTAAGCAGAGAAGCCCATCTGACCACCGATCCAAGAATCGTAGTAGTCTTTCTTACAAAGCTGAAGGTTAACTTGGAAAGGCTCAACCTCAAGAACACGGTCAGTCAAGGTCAGCGTAGACGTAGCGTCAAAGTCGCAAGTAGCGTCACGAACGATAGAGTCGGTGTTGACCTTTTGCAGGGTGGTTTTGAAGTTTACGTTGGGAAGAATCTCAACGAGTCCCTTGTCAAGGGTGTCTGCGCTCAGAAGAGCAGCAGAGATGTACTTGCTGGCAAATTGTCCAGCGTACGAAGTAGTGATTGAAGTGGTCGTAGCCATTTTCGGGTTTTATTATTTATTAAGACGTGCAAGGACTCGGTCAATCGCCTTTGGAGAACGATTAAATTCAACCTTGTTGGCTTGCTTTGTTTCGGGGTTGTGTTTGATGGGCTTAGCAGCAGGTGCAGCAGACAGCTCAGCCTTAACGGCAGCCATCTCTTCCTTCTTGGCGTAGCCGCCCATCTCCTCACGCATTGCTTTCATCTCCTCACGCATCATTGCGATTTCTTCTAGCACTTTGGCTACAACATCTGCAACGGCAGGAGCTTCTTCTTTTACTTCAACCTCAGCAAGCTCGGTAGCAGGTTCTTCAACTGAAGCCTCAACTTCAATCTCTACCTTCTCCTCTACTTCTTCAGCTTTCTCTTTAATTTCGGCAATCAGTCCCTCCTCAGCGATAACCAATACACGGCCATCAGCAAGGAGATGCTCACCAACAGGAGCAGGAACACGGTCTTCGCCACTAACGACAAATACCTCGTTTCCTGCTTCAAATACTTCAGCCTCAAGAACAGCACCGTTCTCAAGGGTCATTTGCTCAAACTTAACCTCACGAATGGAGCTAAGTTCGGCAAGGATGCGGTTAAGGATATTATTTGCTTTCATATCTAACTAATTCACTTTGGGTTGTTGGTTTGTTACATTTTATGGGTTGAGTTCTACATCACCTTGACCAGTCAATGAGCCTATCCCTTGAGCAGGAAGAGAGCCATCGCAGCACTTGCGTGAGTAGGTATTGTCCTTGCAGAGGCATCCTCTGTTGCCGCCTCTTGGTGAGGCTACGGGTAGCTTTTGTGGTCGGATCATAATTTGCCCAATTCTTTAAGTTTAGATTCTGCCCAACGCTTTGCAGCAAGCCCTCCCCATAGCAGGTAGCTGATAGTGCCGCAAGCGGTGGTGTCGTTTTCATCGTAGTACTCTTCGGCTCTTGATAGGTACGAGTACATCCGAGTGATGGTCTCTACGCTCACAGGTTTGCCTTGTGCGAGCTGCTGAGCACGTACCTTACCAACAGGCGTAGCGCACTTGTTGCCATTCTTCTCGTTCAACACGATACCACGCTTGGCGTTATTGCGTACTGCTTGTGGGTAGTCAGAGTAGGATTCCAGCTCCATGCGCTTGCCTGACTTCTTGCGACCATCCTTTTTGATGATGGCTACAATCTGCGACAATAGGAGAGCCGCCTCTTGCTCCTCAATACGCTCCATCTCCTGCTTGGCGAAGTTCATCTTGTCAACGAAGTAGCCTTCAATAGAGAAGCCCTTGACACGACCAGTCTTTACGAAGCCATCCCAAATCTCTGGGTTGTTGACTTTCATAGAAACCATCCACGTACCAACAGGCAACTCAAAGCCGTACTTCTTGCTCTTGTCGTGGACTTCGTCTTCAATAATCCAAGACTCTACAACCGTGAGTCCGTTAATCTCTACCTCGTGTTCAAGCGTAGCGTTGTTCTGGTTTGCCTTTTGGAAGAACATCTCACTCGCTTTGCGGATGGTCTCTTGGCTGAAGTAAACGTAGAATTCCTCCTCACCATTCACTCGGTAGATGGGTTTGTTGGGTACGAGTGCTGCTCCCATTAGGATGCGCTTCTCGTTATCCTGTGCAGCGAACTCCACACGCTCTGACTTTAGCGCAATAAAGTCCTCCTCAATAGCGGGATGCTCTACGAGGCTGATGGCATCAATCCCCGTGAGTGCCATCGTTTCATCTAAGATTAGTTCAATAAGTTTCATTATCCGAATGTTGCGGTTCTTACTCGTTGGCGTTGTAGCTGCTGCGCAGTACTAATGTCTTGGCTCACCACATACGCACGTAGGGGTCGGTCAAACTGACCACCGATGCTCTGGGCTAATTGGTTCACGCCACTCTGCCCAACGATGTTGAACTGCGGTGGTTGTGATGCTGCGGTAGGAGCAGAGATGGTAGCCGTAGGCGCAGCACTTGCAGATGTAGGTATCTGCGTTGACTTTACCTTGTTCAAGTTGGCGATACCCCCTGCGATAACGCCTGCTGCTGCGATAGCGCCAAACGGAGGCGGGTACGCACCGAGTGCTTTGGTAGCACCCATATACGTGTCAATGACAATCTGCGATATGGCAAGTGCCTTGCTGAGTTTCGTGTTCTCTCCTGCGAGCGCAGCGAAGCCACTAATCGCTTGGCTTACCGCATCAAGGTTTGCAAGCGTGAAGTTGATGTAGTCCTGTAAGTCTGCTGATGTCTTTTGCGTTCCTTCGGCAATAGCCTCTGTGTAGAACTGTCCGACTCTTGCTACCTGTCCTGCGCCTTTATTGGCTGCATTTACCGAATCATCAACGTACTTCTTAAACTTCTTCTCGCTATTCTCAAAGCGTGCTTTCTCGGCATCTTGGCGAGCCTTCTCCAGCTCTTTGGTCTTTGCGATTTCTTCGTTTAGCAATCCGATGGTCTCGGTCTGCAAACGCTTCCTGCGCATAATGTTTGCCTGCTCAAGCTCGGAGATTCTTGCACGTGCCTCTTCAATACGAGTAAGTCCCTCTTCGGTAACCTCTCCCATAGCAGCCTGCTGCTGAAGGATAGACAAACGCTGACGTTGTACGGCAAGCTCTTGGCGAGCAACACGCTCTTCAATAGCGCCTGCACGTTTAACCGCAGCGATGCGCTGCTCGGTGGTCTTGTTAACGTCATCGGCAATAAGGCGAGCCTCTGCAATCTGCTTGTTGGCGATAGCACGTTGAGCGATAAGCGCACGTTCAGCATCCTCTACATCGTTGAGCTGCTTAGCGAGTTCACGACCAAGCTTGCTCTCTCTGGCGATCTCATCGCCCAATCCTTTGAATGCTCCTGTAACGCCTTGAATCGCTCCTTTGAAGTCTCCCTCAAATAGCTTAACCAAAGCCTCTCCTAAGCCAATTACTCGGTCTATTACTACCTTGACTGCTGCTCCCAGAAAGCCCATCACCTCAGCGAGCTTATCTCCGCCTCGTTCGGTTTCTTTGAAGTAGGTAACGAGCGATGTTACGGCTACCAATAGCGCACCAAGACCCGTAGCGATGATAGCACCCTTGAGCGTAGTGAATGCAGAGATAGCACTCTTGATGCCACCCTGTAAGCTGCGGAATGCTGATACCGCACCGTTGGTCTGCTTGTCTAATGCCTCAAGGCCGTCATTGATAGCCTCGTTGCTCTTTTGTGCGGCCTGTGTGGTCTTGTTGGCCTCTATGCCTACCTGCTTCAGAGCCGCAATAGCGGAGGAGGCATCACCTTTAATCTCAATTACTTCAACTGCCGCCATTGCAACTTAATATATTCGTTCCATCCTTCGGGTAGTTTGTGCTTGCCTTTGGCGATTTCTACATTCTCGCCTGCACCAATCCACTCATCCGAGTTAAGGAGTTCAATCAAATAACCTAAATACGTCTGCTTCATACTACGTTAAGGAGTTCAAATGTTGCTTTGCCTGTGGTCATATTCAGGCTCACGTTGTTAACGATGTATTTATTGTTGTTCCATATCACCCCGTTCTGAAGGTTCAGCGTGAGGATAGTACCAAGAGGCAACACCGCATCTACTTGCAAGAGCCTACGCTTCACGTTGTATAGGTCGGTGATGTAGTCGCTCCAGTATTCATTGTATAGGCTACGGCTTACGCTCTGGAGGTGATATGGGTCAATGTCTGCACCAAAGCACGTAGAGTACGATGCTCCTGCGCTTGTTGGTAGGTTTGAGGTATTGGCGTACCAGCAGGCATCCACCTGTCGGCTTGTGGTGTTATCTGAGTTTACAAACGCAACAGGATTTGCGCTGATGTTGTAGTCACCATAGCTCGCATAGAAAACAACAGGCGAACCCAAGTATTTGTTAAATGTGCCATCCTCGTTTGTATTCTCCGTGATGCTCTTGTAAACAAGTACGTTTGTTAGCGCACCCGTGTCAAGGTCAGTTAGCCTCTCAAACAATGGACACTCAAACGGCACTTCCACAATGAACTCCTCACCATCAAAATTGAAGAAGCTACGAAGGTCACCAAAGCCTGTATTGTTGGTCTTCTGATATTGGAAGCCGAGTATCTGCTCCGTGTCTTGGTATTTGAACTCAATCTCTCGGTACAATGGTGGGCGGTTTACCGCATACTCCGTGATGTCAAAGTAGGTCTGGTAGTCTTTATCGCTTCCTGCTGCGTACCACGCCTCAAGAGGCTGAAGCAGGAACGATGTAGATGTCGTAGGCACGATGACCATATTGTACATCTTCAAGATACCAGCAAGGAAGTCCTTTACCTTAATCTCAGGCATTAGGTCAGTAACAACCACCGTAAACGTGTACACCGCTGCAAGCGTTTGGTCTACATCAAATTGACTTACTAATGTTGTAGTGTTGTATCCATTATAATCTGTTACCTGATAGTTTAATTGAGTCGCAGCTTGAGGTCTTATGTAAAGCTTTACTTCGGTTCCAGCTGGAATACCTAAAGCAATAAATGTGCTTGTAACCGTAGAAGAAGGATGAGCAGATTGAAGTTTTGATTGATATAAAACTCCATTTGTGAACACTCCAATTTCATAAGGAACATCAGCATTTGCTATGTCAATTTCTAAATTATAAAGAGCATCTGCTTGAACTGTCCACGTATCAGTAGAAAGATTAAATTGAGTTCCCCCACCCTTATTTCGGTTGAAGTTAATCAGCCTCCATTCAATGTCGTTGCCACTTGAGAACATATATCCCTCAAAGCGGTGCAGCCATAGCGATAGGTCTACAAATGGGTTAGCGGATAGGAATGACCCCGTGAAGGTTATGCCGTATTTTGCTTCTATTGCATCCAATATAGCATAGACCTTCATCGCAGGCTTCAGCTCGTAGTAGTGGATTCCGTGATTTTCGCTCCCGCTATGCCAAGCAATGTTCTCATCCCTGTGTTCACTTGAACTTGAGTTGTAAACCCAATTCTTTACAGGACTCATCAACGGATAAAAGAACGCATTGTCATACTCCGTGCTAAAGCGTTCAAAGATTGCGTTATCCGTGTAAGCGTGATTGTATGCGCTGAAGTTTAAGTCGTACAGGTAGTCATCGCCGAATAGGTCGCTGAGGCTTACCACATCGCCATAGAAAGTGATGGTATAAGCATACGGCTCTGTCCCTTTGAGCTGAACGCTCTCAATCTCCACTACCCCTGTGCGGAATGGTAGGGAGTTGATTTCAATGCTTGCTGGCTGGCGTAGCCGACCATCAAATGAGCCATTGATATCCGTTCGGTAGTAGTATCCGAAGATGGCGTTGTTTGTTGCGGTAGCAGGTACGGTGAATCCTTGCGTAAAGTCCGTGAACACCTTGCTGATGTCCTGCACATTCTGCACGCTTAGGTTGATGGTTATCTCCTCATCTTGGAAGATGTCAAGGCGTTGACCATTGACGTAAATATCAACCTTATTCATCGTACAAGCATCCGTTGGTCAAACGCATAGGTGAAGCTCATCGTGTAGTTAATGGTCTTGTCGTTTACCGACTTCTGGTAGTCAATGCTTCCACGATTAGGCTGAACTGCTACCCATTGACCATCCTCGTATACGGCTACCTTCTCGCTCATCAGTATCTCCTCCATAATAGCACCATACGACTCATCCACGAAGCCTGTGTTAAGCGTTAGCGTGTTGCGAGAATTGATATTGAACGATTGGTATTTTCCGTTCACGTAGTTGACATCCGTATATGCATCGGCATAGATGCTCTTTTGGTATTGGTCTTGGGTGAAGTTACCCTGCTCGGTTGACTTCTTGAAGAACGTGATGTAGTCAGATACCCCGTACTTGTTTACGAACTGAATGAGGTATGGGTCGTACTTAGGCTCACATACCACCTCAAAGTCGTAGGCTACCTTGTCATCGTTTCCGCCAAGAGCATCTACCGCTTCGCATAGGCAGTCAAGTGCCTCTACCGTTCCGCCATCAGCCTTCACTCGGTCATTGTAGCTGATGCACTCGTTGTTTACAAGTAGATTTATGGTGTAGTCATCGGTTGGCGTTACGCCCAAGAATGTTGCTACGTTGGTTACCCCACTCGGTATGTAGATGACCATCTGCGTAGAGTTCGTGGTCGTGTTAGCCCATCCGAGTTCATCCTTTAGCGAGAACCAGTATTCTACGCCATTAATCTCAATCGTAAAGCCATTAACGCCTGAGTAGGTGTTGTACGATACCGCAAGGCTCTGCGAGTTGCCTGCAAGCACTTGGAAGGGTCGTGAGGTAACAAGTCCCGCTTGAGTAACGCCTGCGTTCTGAAGCTCACCCAATGACTTATAGCCATCAAGAGCCAAGAAGTAAACCGTACCAATCACACCCGTAGTAGGGGCTGCTCCGTTATCAGAATAAGTCCAATCACCTGTTCTGCGTACCCATACTGCTTCGCCTGTTTCTGATGCGCTTGGTGCGGTGATGAATGCCTTGCCGAATGGATGCTGAAACTTCTCACGGATAAGGTCAGATACCTCAAAGTTGATGACCTCGTTGATGGAGTAGTTCTTAGATAGCGTGTAGGTTGTTGCTCCGCTTACAGGGGTCTGCGCTCCCGTGTACGAGCTGATGTTCACGCTCATCGCATCCAGCGAGTCATTGGGTAGCGTGTTGTTCTTGCCCGTGATGAAGATGGGGCTGCGAGCCGTAGCAATAGATGCTGGGGTCGCTGATACAGGTGTACTCATTTCTTTAGAAATTCTTTGAATTCATCAGGAGTCAATTCAAATGCCTCTACTAACTCAGCAGGCAGCTTTTGGTATGCGAGGTTAAATGGTCGTGAATAGAAGAACGATGCAGGTATTCCCTTTTGGTATATGCTTCTTGCGATAAGGAATGCCGTGCTATCGTAGCTCATAAACCTACCATTCTCTTGGCGGAACTGAATGCGCCTTGCGGCTACCCACTTCTTCATCGCCTCAGTAAGTCCGCCCTTCTTTCCTGTGCCCGTACCGAAGCGGAATGGGCTACCTTGTGCCGAGCCATACGTGCTGCTCTTTCCCTTTACACCCTTGTCTTGGAACTGACCGTAGTCAAGCATTGATAGAGCTGCGGTAAATGACTCTCCACTCTTGGATGCCTCAGCAGTCCATTGAATAGAGTCGTATAGTTCTTTAGATACGTTCTTGCGTTGGCGTGTGAGGTTTGCTCTCGCCTGTTGCACCACGTACTTTCCGAACTTGTCAAGCACTACCTGTATGCGCTCCTGCCGTGTCATTAGCAAACGCTTATCTCGGTGTTAGCAAGCAACACATCAAACGTAGCAGTCCATCCAGCGAGCAAGTTCTCAAATCGCTCCAAGAACGGAGTGCAGGTTGGGTTACCATCTAATTGGTACAGGTCAGAGTACAAAGTGCCTCTGCGTAATTCTTGCACCACATCGTTTATTACTGCGAGTTGGGTGTTGAGTATGTCTTGCACGTTAGAAGTGCCGTAGAACGGCTCTGGTTGCGCTCTAGGGTCTTCTTTGGTGTCATCAACCACATCCATACAAACGAGGCTTACGCTCATGCGTACCACCTGACCTTCAAAGGTCGCTTGGTTTACGATGATATGGCTCAAGGGGAAGATGGTCTGCTTGTTCAGGTCAACGTCAAATAGGTCACCTGTGGTAACCACGTTTACTTGGCTATGCGCCAGCAGCGTGTCCTTGAGCTTGGTGGTGATGTCGTAAAACTGCCTCATCGTATTGATTTTTTAATTAAGTCGCTTTCAACTTCTTGCTTTTGCTTTTCAAAGGTGAGGAACTGAAGGCACTCGTGTAGCTCCAGTTGAGTGACTCCTCCAAACCTTCTAATATCTCCTTGAGCGAGCTGATAGATGGTAGAGTACCATCCCCATCGCTTGGCGAATTGCCCTTCTCTGCTGAACTCGTTTTCTGATTCTCCTTCTCCAAATAGGTCAGGGTAGCTTGCAACAACTCGTTCCCTAAACGATAAAAAAAAAGCGATGCTGCCATTACCACATCCATCGGAGCTTGCTTCATCAGCCCTGCGTACTTGCTTGCTGATTCGTATGGCTCTATCACGTATCTATCGCCTACTTGCTTGGTGATGGGTCGGTACAATACCGCCATCGTATTGTGTAGGTTTTGGATGTCTTGGATGTAGGTGTCAAGGTCAATGAACTCACCGTAGGTGATATTGTCTATCTCAGGGATAAACCCGAACTCCTGTTTACCAATCGTGAACGTAGGCTTGAGCTTGGGCTTCTCGTTGAGCATCTTGTAGATGTGGCTCGTTACGTGACTCACATCCTTTACACGTACGTTGGGCAAGTCAGCAAGAGGCAAGCCGCAGAATATCTCCAGCATCTTGTGGGTAAGGAACTCCTCATCGCCTTCTAACTTAACGAAGCGTTGGTATTGCTCAAGCGTAATTTCGCTCAAGGTGGTGGGCACATTGACCTTTAGTTCCATCAATAAAATAACCTTTTAAAATTAACGTATGGCATACCTGCCGTAGTTTGGCTTGGATAGCTTGTTGTATGTTGCGTAGCGCATTGCATCTATGGCGTGGTTGAATGCATCTATGGGTTTGTTTAAGAGGTTTCCGTTCTTATCCTCTACCCATTTGTAGTTCTGCATCTCTTTGATTAGGTTGCTGCTGCGTGGGGTAACGAATAGCTTGTGTCGCTTCAGCACGTCAATACCCACTATAACGCTATCTGCGCCCTTCTGCGTGGGTTTTATATTCCATCCCATACGATGCAGCTCCTCAATAGATTTGGGTTCAGCAGAGTCAGCGTATACCTCTGTGCGCCTGTCAATGTTTAGGTCTTTCAGTCGGTTGCTGATGTCGGGGTTGGTTAGCCCCGTTTGGTAGATGAGTTCATCAGCGTACAGGTTATCCCCTGACTTGTACACCGCTACAAGCGAGGTCGGGTCGTTGGTGTAGCCGAAGTCCATTCCGTAGGCGAGCAATGTCGCATCAGCTGGTATCTCGTTCATCCCGAATTGGAAGATGGTGGCACGGCTCATACCACGCTCACCCAAGCCGTAGATGCGCCAGTAGTCTTCATCGGTTGTTGCGAGGCGTTCAATCTCTGCTACGATGGAGGCATCAAGAAAGGGATTGTCTTTGTAGGTACTTTGTATGTACGTTACGTCATCACGAGTTAGTAGCCTGTCGTATATCCAGTGGAACGCATCTGATGGGTTGTAGTCAATCCATATCTTGCCTGTGGTACGAACGAGGAGCTGAAAGAAGTCCTCCCAAGAAAGCTCGTTGGCCTCGTTGCAGAATAGGTAGTCACGTCTTGCTCCACGTTTCTTCTGCGGTTGGTCAAGCGAAATGAACTCAAAGAGGTTTCCGTTGAGCGTGTATGTATAGTCGCTCTTGTTATGGCGAGCCTCATCGTACAACTCCATATTTCGGAGTATCTCAAAGAAGTCACGGTATGCGGTCATCTTGAGCGATGGGAGTGACTTACGCACAATAGAGAAGACCTTACCCTTCTCTTGCATTGCGATGACAATAAGCATCTGCAAGATGGAGTAGGTCTTACCAGAACGAGAACCGCCTTGATTGACTACTATCCGTGTGGGTGCGGTGTAGTTCTTCTCAAAGAGTTCACTTGTCTTGACTTGGAGTACGGACAATCTCTACTTTGATTTGGGTGAGTTCATCTGCTGCTTCGTGGGAGTTCTCCACCCGTGCGAGCTTGGGTGTCGTGTACTCTGCCATCTTGTTCAGTAGGTCAAGGGCGCCCTTCGGATCATCGGCAGCAACCTGCGTGAGCCAAAGGGTCATATTCTCAAGATTGGCTTCAATGAGGTTTTGGAATGCCTCACGTATTTTGTTGGTCGTTTTGTTTGCTGCTCCCTTTGGTTTGCCCGCTGGGTTGCCGCTTACTCCTTTTTCAAATGGCATTGTATGGAATTGTATAATTCAACTAAATAACCCGCTTTGACAGGTGGTGGTTGTGAACTTCAGATAGATACTCCTCTGATAGCTTTGTTCCAAAGTCTGCTTCGTGATGACAGGACTGACATAGTGCCATAAGATTCTCTATGTTATCTCGTGTCTTGCTTCCACCCATGCCTCTTGGTCGGATATGATGCACCGCATTCGCCTGCGCTTGGCATACCTCGCAACAAATGAAGTCGGTTACATCGTAACCCATTCCATCAAGATAAACTTTTGTATGTTTTTTCAATTGCCTTATAGTTTTTATAGAATCCTTGCTTTTTGATTTTAGCAGCAACGCAAGAATAGCACTCGTTGAGGTGCTTGGCTAAATCTTTAGCGGTTGAGAATGTTTGAAGACCATCATCGCTGACAATCGTATATGACATCCTTCCGAGCTTTCCATTGTGCATAGCGTGAATTGAGTTCTCTGATGCGGTTACCCACTCAAGGTTTGATGCCCTGTTATCTCGCTTGTCTAAATTCTTGTGATTGACGAATGGCTTGTTGCTCGGATTGGGTATAAACAATTCAGCAACGAGGCGATGTACCCTTTTGCGAAATGACGTGGTTGGGTTTACTGAAATGTACCCATCCTTTGTTTTTTGCAGCTTGAGCATTTTGTATTTTTCGCATCTTGGGTCTTTATTGACTCTGCGTACATTACCCATATTGCTGCACTCGTATTTGCCATCAAGTTCAGGTATGGCTTTCCAAATCTCCTCCATACCTAAATAACTACATATTATTACATTTGTTCCAATATGTATCGGTTGTATCATAGCCCATCCCCTTTAGGTAGACCTTCGTGTGCTTCTTCATCGCAGAGCGTTGTAGTAGCAAAGGTAAGCATCCACGCAGATAAGCGTTCCTTGAGCCGCTAACGCAGCAGCAAACTGACCATCGGCTTCATATATGTTAGAGAAGCGCAGCTTGGGTAGTTGGTATGGTCTGAACATAAAACAGGCGGTGTCTATGTTGCCGACTCTTGGTTGGTCAGTAGGGCGTAGCCTTCCCTCTTGTCCCCACGTTGCGATTGAGCAGTCAAGTCGGTTTAGTGAGTCCCATAGCTCATTGAACTTTGGGTGGATGATGTTGTCATCATCTAAAAAGTACACCCAGTCATTGTCGGTGAATTGGTCTTGGTAAAGGTCAAGGAACTCGTTGCGTAGTGGGTTTCCCCAGTAGCCTGTCTTCTTTGAGTAGTGGGTTACGTTTGCGCCTGTTGCTTCCTTGAAGTCGGTAGAGGCATCCATCATCACAACCCACGTAGCCCATTCAGGAATGTGCTGCTTGATGCGTTTGAGGTTTTGTGGGCGTGAGCAGGGGGTTACAATGTAAAGCATCGCAGTTCGTTTATTTTGTCCATCGTGTAGTCTTGCACGTACTCGTATAACGAATCTGCAAGGTCTTGGACTTGGTTAGGGTTTTCGTTTAGCCTCTTGATTGCTCCTGCCCATTCGCTTGGGTGGTTGATAGCAATGCAGTTGTCTTTGGTGATGTAGGGTGTGTAGGGTTGCGTGTTGCTTACTACGAGCGCACACTTGCTGAAGCCCGCCTCAAGCATCTTCAGATGCGATTTGCACTTGGCAAATTCCGAACCAACCAACGGCACAAGGCTCACATCAAAGAAGTCATACAGGCGATGGTATGAGTTCGGGGGAAAGGTGTTGAGCTTGTATGGTGCTTTCATCATTTCGGGGTAGCCATCCACATCTGCAACATATGCTTCGTAGCCCGTGAGGTCAATGGTAGATGCTTTTACATCCGCTTGGTGGTGGTTGCCTCCGATGTAGCCGAAGCGCACTTTCTCTGATGGCTCTCGGTTTATCTGCCAAGTTGGTACGCTGATGGCGTTAGGGATGATTCGGATGTTGGTGTTGTACTTCTTCACCTTTGAGGCTAGGTGCTTGTTGGTTACCCATACCTCATCTGCTGCTTTCATAGACCGTATGATGCGGTCTTTCATCTGACTTCCGTAGAATCCGTTGAGGGGATGGTTAGCAGGTAGCACCCACCAGTCATCATTATCTACGATTAGCTTGATTCCTTCCTTGCGGCATAGCTTAACGAAGTCCTCAAACGGCTCAACGGGAAATGCACGGCTAGCAAAGAAGTGAGTGATTTTAGGCCACACCTCAGGAGCAATGTCCGTTATCTTCTCAATGAAGTAGATATCCGCCTCTTGGTGGCAGATTAGCGGAGCGAAGACTCGGTGATAGGTTACTCCAGAATTGGGCTTGTGAAAGGCCACTACAAACGGCCTACTCATAATGCGTTCCCTCGTTGCCGTTAGTTCCGATGATGTCCATTCGCTTATTGAGTTCATCCTCCATAAGCTCCCATTCCTGTTGTGCTGCGTGCATAGCACAGGCACGTACTTGGCGCATCTGCTCACGTTCCCATTGTTTTGCTGCGTAGCGTTCAAGATAGGTTACCCACATACGAGCTGCTACTGCTTGGCGTTGGGGTTTAAACGGATAGGTGCTGCGTAGCCTCGCCATTGCGATACGCATAAATTGCTCTCTCATAGGGTTAGTTCGTTTTCGTTTAGGATGCGGTGAAGGGTAGTGCGAATCTTCTCGTACGTTTCGTGTTCCATATCGGGCATTGAGTCAGGAGCGTACTTGGTCAAAGCTCGCAGTTCGTTGTCCATTACCCAAGCAACGTACTTCCATTTAGCACCATTGACCGCATCTTGGAACTCCTCTTGCTCATCGGGTAGGTTGTATACGAGTGTTGCTTTCATTTCTCGTTGGTTTTGTATTCTTTATCAAAAGAATCTGCAATCTGACGGGTAGTTAAATCTCCGTACTTAAAAGCAAAGTCAACCATCTGCTCCTTCTCTTTTTCAAGCATTGATTCTGCCTTACTTATTACTGCTGATTTGTGAATTGTGGGCACATTTGTTGGGTAGTCATTAAGCCACTCAATCAACTCTTGTATTGCTGTTTTCATTTCTCGTTGGTGTTAAAGGTTTCGTTGTAGTATTTTTCGCCAAGTGTTGCTTTAAAGGCGATTGAATCCCATTTGCCTTTGTCAAATGCATCTATAATTACCTCTTTCTCTTTCTTGAGCATTGCTTGTTCATTTTCAAGCAACATATCTATTGCGAATGCCAATCCGTACTCATCCTTTCTTGACGCTTTCAGTTGGTCAAACATTTCTTGCATTGGTGTCTTCATTTCATTTTGTGTTAAAGGTTTCTTCATAATACTCATCAAATGTTGGGTCAGATGGTTTAATATATTCATCTCCTTGATATGCTACTTGTGCGTCAAGCCAAACCCCCGCTAACATTTCTTTCTCTTTCTCAATATAATCCCATTCTATTGCATCACGAACAAAATCTAAGGCGCTACGAAAATTTACATCAACTGATATATCTCGTGCTTCAGTTACTTCTTTAAGTAGCAGTTGCATTGCTGTTTTCATTTCTCGTTGGTGTTAGAGTTTTTGTTGAGGTGTTGCTCATACATATTTACTGTATCTGCCTGCCCAGTAGCATACCAATCAATCATTTGCTCCTGCTCCATTTCTTTGGCTTTAATTAGAATATCATTTGCGTCTGTAAATTCTGATTTTCCATAAAGAAATTTTGATAACTCAATGTGTTGCCACTCTACTGCTGTCTGTTTCATTTATCTTTTGTTTTATCTGTTGGTACTTCAATAATTTCTACTCCGCATCTATCTGCATTATCCCATATCATAGAATCATCGCAGTTAAGGATATCAAGAAGGTGTGCTGCTTCTTCTTGTGTAGTCTCTTTTGTGTTGTAAATAATTAGTGTTCTTTTCATTTCTTGTTGTTGTTAATTGTTCTTATACATTTTGTGCAGTAAGCATATGTTCCATTTTCACTGACTTTGATTTGTGGTTGTGGGACTTTGCATTCGCACATATCGTTGCTTGGTTCTTTTTGTTTCATTTTTCTTTGGTGTTAGAGATTTTTATTATTATGTGATAAATACTTTTTGTGCGAGTGCCAAAATCTAAAAAATACATTTTCTGGTATGGATTTTCTGCAATGTTAAATGATACAAATGGTAATATGTAATATCTTTTTAATTTCATTTCTTGTTGGTGTTAGTCATTAAAAAAGTTTGAAATCAATACCGTTAACCATATTGGCGAACTGCAAAACAATCCCAAAGCAATACTGTCAGCCAAAGGTTTGGTAGGATATGAGTAGGCAAAAAGGAATAACGCAATACCAATAGCAAGCGGTAACCCTGCGTGATTCTTCAATCGTGAAAAGTAGTTTTTCATTTATCGTTGGTATTAAAGGTTATTTCTCCTTTTACTTCTGTACAATAATTGTTTGGGTTAAACGTTTGCTGAACTTCTTCTTCGACAATGCAACAGTATCCATAGGGGTCAAGTTTATTAAAAAACTCCTCGCATTCTTCAGCCGCCTCTCGGTTGGTGAAGTAACCCATATTAATCCCATTATATTCGCCAACCCTAACTATGTATATAATCATTATGTGTTTCATTTCTCGTTGGTGTTAATGTTGTCATCTTCAAAATTTATAAATGTATTATAAAATTCATCGGGGTGAACAAACTGATGAACCTCAAGATATGCTAATGAGTAACATATAAAATGATGCTTCTCTTTTTCAAGCATTGATTCAATCTTTTGCTCAATCATTTGTGGTGTTTCCAAATCCATTGGTAGGGTTGCTCTAACCCATTCCAATAGTTCTTGCATCGGTGTTTTCATTTGTCGTTGGCTTTAAATGTTTCGTTGTAGTATTGTTCAAATGATTCCCATTTTTTTCTGTCACCTTCGCAATTCCAAACTGCACATTCAACGGAAATGACTCTTGATTCAGCAAATGTTTTTAACATCTGCTCCTTCTCCATTTCTTTGGCTGGGTAAAAAAGGTTGTGCTTCATTATCAGAAACTCACTTTCTGAAATTTCTTTATTCTCATATTTATCAAATAAAGCATTGATTTCATTTTCATACCACTCTACTGCTGTCTGTTTCATTTTTCGTTAGTGTTAAAGGTTACGTCAATTTCAATTTCAACCCCCAATGCCTCCATAAGTTTTTTGATTTTTTCTCCTACGGCATACTCCTCAACCCCGATTGTTTTATCAAGCGGTGAACTGATGTACATCAATCCGTATTCCTTATCCGTGAAACCGATTTTATGTGCGGCTTCCATCACTTGTGTCCATTTTACTTTCATTTCTCGTTGGTGTTAAAGAAAAAGACTCCGTTAATCAGTGCGGTTGCATTCCGCTTGCTGAATCCTAATGCGCCATAAGCGGGCGGAGTTCTCATTTCTATTAGGCGTATGTTTCGTTGTAGAATTCCTCTGCGGTCATACTTGAAACAACGTGACATTCACGAGCATCAGTATGAATATCCTCAATCATTTGTTTCTCTTTATTGAGGTATACATCTTTGATTGACCAGTAAATGCGCCCAAGTTCATTTTTAACTGACACATCGGTTGACTCATCATACTGCGCCTTCACCTCTTTGAGGAGTTGTTGCATTGGAGTCTGTAGCTTCACTTCATTTTCAAAAATAATCTTCTTCATCTCTCTAAAATTTAATTGGTTTTGTTTGCCCTCATTTAACCGCATCAGGCTTCTCGGTTTTTTAAAGCTCCCCAAAGATGGTGTACGAGTCCAAGTCCTCACCCAAGATGAAGAACTGCTTATACAGTTGGATGGCCTCAAGCGTTTTTCTTTCGCCTTCTGCTACGAACTCGGGAGTGATGGAGTAGATACCTACATCCAAACTCGCCTTGTCAATAGCGATGAAGTAGAACTTGTCAATCGGCACACCGAATAACCGAGTGTAGATGAACGCCTGTACATCGTAGCCGTACTTCTTTGCCGAGTAAGGGAACGCCCGTAGGTCGGTTGTTGTTTTCAAGTCAGCCAAGAAGCCATCAGCGATGATGTCTGCCTTTGCTCGGAATGGCATCCCTTCTATCATACCGATTGCTGGTTGCTCAAACTCGCAGCCTTGAATCATTGACAAAAAGTATTCGTTGCGTAGTAGGGCATCAGCAATGCGCTGCGCTTCATCCATCTCCTTACGGGTGCAGATGTTGCGTTGGCCTTTTGCTTCTTGCCACGCCTTTGCGTTCTTACTCTGCACCTCAATCACGTTGTACTCCTCCACACGATGCGGCTCAAGAGCCATCAGGTGAACGAGCCGACCTACCGAGAAGGCATCGGAATCCTCGCTGCCGTACTTGGTGACGTAGTGGTAGGTCTTTGGTGAGGTTAATAATAATTTACAAGCTGAAGATGACAGGGCATTCTTTGAGAGGTTGCCGTAGTAGAAGTCATCATCGTGCATACGGCTCTTTAGGGTTTCTAAATCCCAAGTGCTGCCGTCAAGTAGTTCTATGATTTTCATCTGATTGGTTTTGTTAAAGATACTAAATTATTCGTAGAAAGCATCAAAAAATTGTTCTTCTGATTTGCCTGAATCGTGCTGCACCTTGCCCAAGAAGTAGGCTGATTGGATTGTGTTGCGCTCAAAGTGAAGGAAAGCCTCCTTTGTTGCATCGCTGAATTCGGGATGATTCTCAAAGAACACGGTGAATGGTGTTTTCATTTTAGTATTCATCTGCTGCTACTTCGGTTGCCCAGTTAATCCACTTGTAGTACAATTCAATATCCATCTTGGTAGGTGGATTGCTGATGTGTGAGGTCGGGTAGCTCGTAGTGTTGGTGTAGCCATCCTCGTTGTAGGATTCTTCCTTGTACTCAATAATCATTTCGTATGTGTACATCTTCATTGGCGATTCGTAGCCAAGCCATTCCGCAAGGTATTCTTGGTCGGTTCCTGCTTCTACGGCATCCCAATAAGCCTGTGGCATTACATTGGAATCCTCAAGCCACATCTGAAGGTCATCAATTTCAAATAGCATCTTACATTCCAGTAATAAATTCAACAATAGCCATTGAACCCATAAGGCAGCCAATGATAACGATAGAGGCAATGAGCTTCGCAAAGAAGACCTTGACTTGGTGTGCAGATATTTGTTTCATTTTGATTGGTTTTTAGAAGTTCAAATCGTAGATGGCATCCATAGCTTCTTGCTTGGTGTACCAAAGTTGGTCAGTTTGCTCTGCGATATTTACATCGTTAGACCAAACGTACCACTTCAAACAACCCTCCACTTCAGCACCTAAATACTGAACAAAGAAGTCAACTCCGTTGAAGTTGATGTTGTATGTCTTGCGATTTTTCATTCTGATTGGTTTTAAATGATACCCAAATATAGTTCGGTCATTTGACCCGACAATAGGCAATTCCTAAAAATCAGGCATTTGCACCAAAACGAATATCCATTGCATAAAAAAGAGGGCTATTTGCCCTCCTTCCATTGTGTGTAGCAAACTGCTACCGCTTGGTCTTTGTCTTGGTACTCGCTTCCGATGGCTTCCATGCAACGCTGGATGTAGTCGGATTGCTTCTCACCACTTGTTGGTTTGGGGATTGGCATACTTTAGGATTTTAAATGAAACTAACTTCTCAATATCGGTCAACTCAAGGCGGCTGATTACATCTTGTCTACCTGCTCGCTGATACCATTTTCTTGTAGCCTCTTGCTTTGTCACAAACACAGGCTCTACAATCTTCTCGGATAGCCTCGCAAGCTCCGATGTGCGTACCATCACAAAACCACCAACCTCAGGCATATCAAAGGCGATGTACTCTGCCTTACCATATAGCCATCCAGCATCACCGTTTACGTTCTTGAACTCCACCCATATCGTATTGGGATGGTTGCCTCCTTTCACGTCTACCGATGTCTCATCGTTGATGCGTGTAACGAAGTAGTCAATGTGGTCGTATATGTCGGTGTTGCGGTCTGACTTGGTACAGGAGTAGCCAATCGCCTCACAAGCCTCTACGAAGCGTTGTGCGGTAAGGTCTCCTACCTGATTGGAGTACTGCCTGCGCTCCTTACTGACCATAGGCGTTGTATAAAGCCTCAAGCTCTTGCAACCTACCACGCATACAACTACCGCAACTGGTTGGCTGCACGTTATCGTTGAACACTCGGTTGTAGATTTTATTAAGTTCAGTCTGCTCAAACGCAGTCACCACGTTACGGCCTTTCATCTTGCCAATGAACTCGTACTCGGCTTGGGTCAAGCATTCAGGTTTGCGGTAACGGAAAATCTTATTTAGCTTCTCCTTACGGGCATCGCATCCGCAGTCTATGCCTGTTGCTTCGCTGAACCAGTCTACGGCAGCCTTGATGCCTGTGGCGGTGGTGATAGCCTCAATGGTATCGCCTAAGCCGCTACTCTTCTTTGGCTTCCTTCCACGCTTGGTAGGTGTCGTTGCAATCGGTTTGGATTCGTTCTCTTGCATTTTTTAGGGTATTAAATATTGAACGTGCTGAAATTTTAGTTTTGTCTGCGAGCGTTCTGATGCTCATATCGGTGTTGTGGTACAGGTCAAATATCTTACGGTCGTACCAATGCCAATCGGATGCCTGCTCCCATATCTCATCATAGAGAGCTACCATTTGTGTCTCGGCTTCTTCGTTGGCCTCCTCAAAGATTAGCTCATCTTCTAATTGGCTTACATCTACGAACTCAATACGGCTCTTTGCCTTCATCAAGGTGGCGTACATATTCCGCAGCGTAACATACACGAAAAAGGTGTTGACCTCCTTTTCGTTGTACATAATCTTTTCAGGCTCCTCAACGTACTTATACAGGCGAACGTACATCTCTTGCACTATGTCGTTGGCAAGGTCTTGGTCTGCTCCAAAACTCTTGACCATCCGAATCCAATCGGTGTGGCGTTCAGCAAGTATGTTTAGGAGTTCCAAGTGAGTTCAAGCATTATTATACCAAGAGCAAACTGTATCTGATGCTCGGTATATTCTTCATCAAGGTATTCGGTTTTTGACCAAACTGCACCTAAAACGAATCCGTAGATGGGGTAGAAGCCTACGTTAAAATTCATCAAATGTCTTTTTCAGGGTTAAATATAGTTCTTTATATTTAATTAACTCCGTTACAATTTCGTTAAGCCTTTTGATTTCTTCCTCAAGGGACTTAATATCTACCGCATCCAGAACCTCAATAGGGTACTCATCACGGATTTCGCAGGCTACTTTGTATGCCCATCGGTAGTCTTTGTAATTGAGTCTTGATTTGTGTTCCTTCTGTGCGTGTACTACGGTGGAATGGTCACGGTCAAGTATTGAACCAAGTTCCATCAGCGTGGCTTTGTGTCGGTAAGCGTTGATGAATGCGCCTCTTGCGAGCGTGTATTCTCTTTTGCGTGTGTCTTTGTCATCAAGTCCAAGACGTGCCATCAGAGCGTTCTTCGCTCGCTTCATTTGTTGTAGTTCAAAGGCTCTCATTTGCATTTGCAGAGTGTTGCTCTGCCCTCTTTTTTGGTTTCTATTATTTTGGTGATTGGTACTTCAAAGTGCTTGTGGTCGGATAGCCTCTTGAATTTAAAAAAGCTGCACCACTCCA